TTTTTTTGCCGATTGACCACATTTTGACCACATTTTTTGAAATGTGGTCAATCCGTATTTGGTATTTGCAAGCCAATTTTCCATTGGCAAATCATTTGAAATTATCCCAAGACACATACCCTGTGACAAACTTCCCGACTGGTGTCCTGCCGCAATTCGCCGCCGTAGTGGTGATGCGATACCGTCCCAGCTTACAAGGCACGCCGTCGTAGATGTAGTACGTTCCGGCGGTCAGTCGGGCAGCGGGTGTGGTAGTAGTTTCATTTGCGAACAGCGGCACGTTGCTGCCGATGTGCACCGCCTGGCCTTTCTTCCAGGACTTCGCCTGTGCCGGCTTCGCTGTTGCTGCGGTCTGAACAGTCTTGAACCCGTTCAGCCCCTTTTTCTTGATAGCTGCCGGATAATCTACATAGCATTCGTTCACGTCCACATTGCCGGAGATGCCATAGACCTTGCCCGTGCTGGACTTCTGCCAGATGCCGCACTGTCCGTGGTAGGTGGTTTTTTCCACGCCGTAGTGCGCCACCCAGACAGCGTACCGTGTCCGCAGTTCCTCAGTAAAGCAGCTCTCCAGGTGCGACTTGCTGGAATAGATCCCCACGAAATAGCCTGCCTTTTCTACCGTCTCCAGAAACGCCTTTGCAATGGCGGTGCAGGCTGCCTTGCCCTTTGCAAGCACACTTGGCTCCTCGATGTCAAAATACACGGGGTACTCGAACGTCTTGCCCTTGATAACGCTCAGGCAAACAGCAGCTTCTTTTCTTGCCTCGTCCGGTGTGGTTGCGTAAGAATACCAGTACACGCCAACCGGCACACCGTTGGACTTGCAGCCGGCGTAATTGTTTTCAAACTGCGCGTCTTTCTGCGATGCCTGCTTGCCGTAGCCCGCACGGATAATGGCAAACTTCACACCGTCTGCCTTGACGTGCGACCAGTTCACAGTGCCTTGATGCTTCGATACATCGATTCCTTTCATACTCATTCACCTTTTCCTTTCGATTGTAACAATTCGATTGCTTTCGTAATAACTGTCGGCAGCGGTACGCCCAGCAGCCCTGCGTTTTCCGTGATGGAGATCAGCTCGTTGACGGTAAACGCGATGCACACCGCATCTCTGATGTACGATGTGCCAAAGGTAATATCCAGACGCACCGCCACCAGAACCAGCAGCAGGGAAACGCATTTCTTTGCCAAACCACGCCAGCCGATCTTGCTGGACAGCCTGCCGGTATCGGATTTCGGGGATTTGCCGCAGGCTGCCACAGCAAGTCCTGTGATATAGTCTATGCCCATGAACAGCAGCAGCGTGACCAGTGACGTGTCCCACCCGCCGAACAGTCCGGCGATAAAGCTGCCGACAATGCCGGCAATCGTGCAAATGGTTTCTTTCATAGTTTCCTCCTAGTCAGTCAATAAATCCAGTGATCGTAAAATATAATGTGGCACCGGCGGCGATTTTACTGCCAAGAGCATACACGCATACAAGGTTATCTCCGTTGTAGTTTTCTACGACAACATATGCCCCCACGCCAGACGATGACCGCCCTACACCGGAACAGCCGACAATTTTGGAAAAGTCAAAGGTCGTTGAAGCGATGTACTGCGGTGTTGGATATGAGGTAGCAATATCGTTCTTTAGGACAACACTTCCGGTTATCGTGATCTGTTTGCCGTAGGTGCGATACTTGACAGTGCCGGATTTGGCATAGCCCTCTACGGTCATGGCTACCCAGCCGGAGTCGGTGAGGGTGGTGGCAGTGTTGACTACACCGTTGTTGTAGTACGTTGCCTCTTTATTCCCAGTAGGCGGTGCTGTTTGAAACGTAGTGGCATCGTGTTTTTCAAATATCCATCTGTTTGTATTTGCACCAGCGTAGGCTTGCTCAGCTAAGCACGTAAATTGCGTTGAATTCCATCTTACCTGTGTGTTATGCCATATCTCATACCGAACGCCGCTATCGGTGTAAACCGCAACAAATTTGAAATACGCATTAGCTAACCCGGTAGGCTTATTCGTAAAAATCTGCTCAAACCTGATCCAATCACAGGCTTTACCCGTTGAGCCGTTACGATAAGATACACTAAACAGCCCAGCACCATTGTGCCCAGATGTAGCCAACAGCGTCATGGTGATCGTATCGTATCCGACAGTGTCCTCACAGTAGGCTACTCTTGCCCAAGTATACCCGGAGCCAGCAGTCGTGGTTGAGTTTTGCACATATCCGTACTTCATATGCCCAGCACTCAGAGCATTAGCCTTAACCGCCGTGCCGTCTTTGGTTAGGGCGTAGTTTGTATAGTTTCTACTGTCTAATAATGTAAAATCGTTTGTCCATCCAGAGGCTTTAGTTTGCTTTCCCCATTTCAAGTCAGCGGAAGCCGTTGTCGATTCGCTAAAAATGTACATACCATATAAATTTCCATCGCTATAACCATTTCGGTGTCTAACTGATATTAAATTATAAAATCTATCGATATCCGTGTTATGAAACATACCAACAAATGATCGCATCTCAGGAAGAGTACTCGTCATATTTGCACGTTTTTCAATTATCCCGCCAGCAACCGCCGTTCCGTCAGATGTATTTGCTTTATGCGTCCCGACCAATATATCTCGTTTATTGGTCTGCATATCAATATCGCCCGTCATCTTCCCACCAGCCAACGGCAGATACTTAGATCCGTCCGGTATCGTCGGCTTATTCGCCAGATCGGTATAGCTTCCCGTAAACGCTACTGTTTTCAAATCCGCAAACCACTTAGCAATTTTGCCAACGATCACAGACAGCTTTTCGCCCGTCTTGACATTCTCCCGGGCAGATGCTGCTGAAAATGCTACTGTAGTAGTGCTTGCATCTCCGGTCTTGTCCAGCTTGCCGCTGATGTCCTGATGCTTTTGCAGTGCCGTGTCCGCCTTACCCAGACTTGCCTGCACACCGCTTGCAAGGTCGCTCTTTGGGATACCTGTAGTGGGCTTGGTGTATGTTCCGTAGCCTGCATCGTTTTCCAGTTCGGATACCTTCTCCGGTACGGGAATATTGATAGCCTCATTTTCTGCCGCATTTGCGGAAAACGTCCCCACGCTCTTACCGTTACGCTGCAAAGACAGCACGCCGTCTCCTACGGTCGGGATAACGGATTTGTCGGCTTTTTGAGCGAGTTCTTTGGTGATTGCCTGATTCTCCACCGGATTGGTACTTGTTTCGGACAGTTCCGTATCTACTTTCACGGCTCCGGACGGGATGTTTACAGTGATTTCCACGCCGTCCAGACCTGTCCAGTACAGTGTGTTCTTGTCGGTGCTGTCCTGCCGCAGTGCGACATTCTGTGACCGGTTGACGAGTTCCACCAGCCGTTTCAATATTTTACTGCTGCCGTTGTACTGTATCTTCATAGTCACCCCTCCGATATGGTATAGATCACTTTCATGGTCTGGGCGGCGGTCTTGGTGATCGGTGTGGACAGATTATTGATGGTGGCGAGGTAATTCGTCTGCATCTGGAATGTCCCTGTTTCCGGTGAGGAATTTCGATAGACGTTTTTGAACAGCATGATGTCATTTCCGATAATTGGCGCAATCCACCATTCGCCAGTATATGTATATGTGCCGGAACGGCAATTGGTGGACAGAACAATATTTTTCTCCGTGTCAATGATGGCATAATTTTTATAGTCATTGCTGCCGCCGAATGTGTATGGAGCATAGATCAATCCATTGCGCTCAAAAATGCACTTGGTGTAGCCCGGCTGGAAGTTTGACGGGGTTGACATCCTTGTGACATCACCACTTGCAGATAATCTGATTTTATATACAGCATCGCTTTTGAAACAATACAAATATCCGTTGTACACATAGCAGTTAGCCGGCACAATGGATGTGCCTGTTGTGTTTGTGACTAACATCTTAGTCAGTTTAAGCGTATCTAGGGGGATGCAGTATATAATAATGTTTTTTCCGGAATCAATAGGGTTGCCGGTGTTGTTGACCACAACATAAATCGCATTGCTGATTCGATCATAGTTTATAGACGAATAATAAGAATAGAAATTATCGGTTGACAGTTCCACTTTTTCCATTAGTGGATGATAGCTGTAGATGTTCCGGAGAATTGTGATATTCTTCAGATTTGCCCAGCGCTTATAAACGATGATTTTATAATCATACGAGGTGGACTCTGGATTTTTTTCAAATGCGACAGAGTACATCACATCGTTTTTTTCGTCTATGGCAATGGTATATTCCCCATTGTGTGCCATGTATCGGCTGCCGCCCAGTGAGTACAACAAGCTCCCGGACTGATCGCCGCTTGTGGTATAGTTGTTTTCAGCTGCTCCATATCCATCGAATCCAGCCCACTTTGACGTTAGGCATACGCTTGCAATTTTGCCGTTTCCTTTGGACGTGGGGAAATCATAGACATACTTCATGGTTTTTGCATCTAAGTCCAACCTGGATTCCTCGCTATTATAATCTCCCCGAAGCAGGCTGTTGACGGTATTCTTGATACCATACACGCCAGATGCCGTCAGACGCACACCCGGCGGCGCATAGTACTTGGACGCATCTTCTTCCAGTGCTGTGTCAAACAGCAAAATGCCGCCCAGCAGGGACGTGTACAGCGGCTGTCCGATGCTGCTGTACATCACGCCGCAGTCTTTCATGTAGCCTTCCTGCCGGAAAATATCTGACAGAGCATTGGTCACCATGTTATGTTCCAACACTTTTTCCTGTGATCCGGTGCGGACATCGGTTAGGATCAATTCTGTTTTTCCTTTCAGCATGTGTCCTCCTTTATAGCGTGTAGTTGATTGCAAATTCTTTAAGTGTGGCGTTGCCCTCCAGCCATATGCGCAGGGCAATTGTTCTGGCTGTGGTCATGCCGCTGTAGAGTGCGTCAAGGTCTGTTTGCAGGAAGTCTGCCATAGCTGCCTGCTCTGTCCATGTGCTGCCATCGTAGCTGTACTGGACAAATACCAGCCCGGTGTAGGTGCATTCCAGAGATGTAATGCCGGTAATGCTGCTGTCAGACAGATCGGCAGTCTTTTGAATGCAGCCGGATACAGACTGATCTGACAGCTGATATACGCCGTCAGAAATTGTAATGCTGTTGTCGTATGTGCCTTTGTTGTTCTTGGCATCGATCAGGAAACGAGTATCTGCCAGAGAGTTGGAGATCGATTCTGAAATACTGCCGAACGTCATTTCCGTTGCTGTAACGGACAATGTGATCTTGTCCGTGATTCCTGTGGTAACCGGATTTTGTCGGCTTTCGGATACTGTAGTCTGCTTGATGTGCATTTTCATATCTGCCGGATCGGTGAAAATAGGCGTGTCCAGGAAGTCTTCCGCAGAGATAATGCCGTCCCATGTGCCTTCTCCGGCAAGGAATGTGCCTTCCATGGTGGCGTTGAGTGCTTCTGCATCAATGGTGATCGTGCAGTCCTGGGTATAGAACCGCACGGAAAATTCCTCGGTGGTCGTGCCGGACACGGAAAAGTGGAAGAACAGGTGCAGGGTATGCACACCGTCCTGCAATGTCCACTGCGGCCGAACTCTGCCGATTTCTTCACTTCCCAGATAGTAGGCGGCAGTCAGGATGCCGTCCGTGCAGATGTACTGGTCATCTGTATCTGTTTCTGTGGTTTCTGATTGCAGCTTGATTTCCGCAAAAAAATTGACCTGTGTGGTTTTCGTAGAAATAAATCGCAGACTGACAACTGTTTTCTGACTGTCGGTTCCCATGAAGATTCTGGCGGCGTTGGTGTAGTTGTAGTAGTGCATCTGCTGTGCATCGAGTGTACTGCTTAACCCGCTGAGAGCCTTGTCTTCGGCAGACTTCGCCCAGTCTATGGTTGGGTCGCTTCCATATCCGGCAATTTCGTATTCTCCGTGATATGTCCACGTGTATGACATGATGCAGCCAATTGTATCATCAGGTGCAATGCCACCGGTAAACGCAATCACATCGCCTAGATCATAGGCGGGGTCTGCAAACATTGATGCGGTAAACGGCGTGTAATGCAGGGCGTGGGCGGTGTCTGATGTTGCATCATCGCTGCTGTAGCTTGTCAGTGCATAGAGTATCGTTTGCAGGAGTTCCGTTTTCTTGGCAGGCAGCCCGTATTGTAAAAACGGGTTGGTGCCTAAGTCCATGTAGGTGCCTACCAGCTCCGGTACCTTACAGTACAACTGTTTTTCCTGCACTTTGTCATAGCAGATAATACGGTTGTATTCCGTTCGAAAGTCAGAGAACTTTGCTCCGGTCAGCCGGTGTTCGCTGGAAACCGTGTCTGTGGCTGCTGTGGAGAAACAGCGAAAGACCAGCTTTCCGCTGCGGTCAATGGTAGCAAATCCGCCAATCAGCTGTGCCAGATAGGAGATGATGTCACGGTAGGTGTCAATGTCGTTTTCCGGATACAGCACAAAATAGCTGTATGTACCATTAGGCAGTGCTTGTACGGCGGCTCTGGTCATGCCGAACTCTATGCCGCATAAGCTGCATGCCAGTGTTGCCATGTCATAGATGCTGCCGGAAAATGCTTGTCCGTCATAGGCCTTATCCAGTTTGGACATGTTATCATAAGCAACGGTTTCCCAGCCGAACGCTGTTTTTTCCATGGTAGACATCGTGTAAGGTGTCAAGGGAATTTCTTCCCATGTGTCATCAGCCAGTCGTCTGGATATGTATGCCGTGATCACAGTGCCTTCCTGATAGGGATTCCAGCGAAACCATGCAGGCAGTCCTGTAAATGCCGCCGAAAGTTCGCCGACATATACACCTCCGATTTTCAGCGTACTGGAAGCAGTGCACTGATTGGCAACGCGAAAATTCAGGACGTTTTTATCCGTAAAGGACAGCACTGTGCCCCTGTTGTTGTCGATCGTGCCACGTATGCGGAACTGCTGTACCGGTTGTTTCATGGCTGCTTTGTATTTTTGAGATACCGCATACACGGCACAGCACCTCCTTTATCATATTTCTTCGATTGTGAAGCTGACATTCCATAAACCGTCTGTTCTGGCGGTGCGTTCAGAGCCACTTTCCAAAGATTTTTCAAAATCCCGAATCATGACTGTGCGGCTTTCTTTCGTATCGCCTTTCAGCTGCATCGTCAGTGTATCTTTGATGCTCAGGGCATACAATTGGTTTGCAAATGCAGAGCTGCACTGATAGCTTACGGATACGCTCAGCTTGTCATAGCGTGTGATGATCGTTGCAGTAGTTCCTGCTTCGGTTTCCTTGCTGTTCTCTACTACATCGTGGCTTTCTTTCCACTTCTGTGGATTCGGCAGCTGTACGCCGTTTAGTTTCAGGTATTTTCCCAGCATATTATCTTCCTCCGGAACGGTATTTCATTCGCTGCTCTTGTGTGACAACCGCCTGATAAATTTTACTGCCGTCCAGATAAATCGGTATGATCGTATCACCAGTGTCGCCGCTGTACTGTCCCGCTGCCAATGCAGAGCGTATCGCAGAGGATATGCCACTTGTGTCGATTGCCATGCTTTGTGTGCTGATCGGCACGCTTGGAGCTGCAATTGCCATTGTTCCGGCAAGTCCCTGCATGGCATTTGCCACAAGATACTGATTCTGTCGGATACCGTCTGCCAATCCCTGCATCATATCCGGCATCCACTTCTCATAATCTCGCAACGGTCCGATGTCCGGACGGGAAAAGTGGATATACTGCTTGATAATGTCAGCGACTTCGCCGGCTGCTTCGTGCACCTTGTGAATAAAGCTTTCGATGCCGCCGACAAATCCGTCAATGAGGTCGCTGCCCCACTGGAACGCCTTTGCAGGCAGTCCGGAGATATAACTCCATGCACTTTCAAAGCCGCTGTAAATGTGGTTATACACGCCTACAGCCGCAGATGCAGCACTGCTGACAATGTTGCTGAACTGGGTGGATACCGCACTGTACATGGAAGATGCATGGCTTGATACTGTGCTGTACGCATTTCCCATGGCATTGGAAATCGTGGATTTTACATTGTCCCACGTGGCAGATGTCTGTGACTTGATATTGCTCCATGTTGTGCTGACAGAATTTCGCAAGGTCAGAAATGATGCCGCACCAAATGTAACCAGATTGTTCCATGTACTTGACAGATACGTTTTCACACTTTCCCATGCAGATGCAGTGCTGGTGTAAATGGTCAGTCCGAAATTTGCCCAGAACGTAGAAAAGTTGTTCCAGAAAATCGCAGCCCCCTCAGAAATGTTTTCCCATGTCTGAGAAGCTTTTTCTTTGATCGTGTCCCATGTGTCAGACCAGAAAGTAGAAATGTTGTCCCAGGTGATTTGTGCATCTTCTGCAAGCGTGTTCCATGTGTCAGACAGCCATGTACTGATTGTATCCCAGTGTTTTACAACAGCAATCACCGCAGCGATGGCTGCCGCAATTGCAAGAATAATCAGCAACACCGGACCGAGTGAGATATTAAGTGCAGTATTGGCTACGGATATGGCGGTAATGATCGGTGCAATTTTCGCCATAGCAACAATTAACCCAGCGAGTATTGCAACAAAAGCTTTCATGGAATCTGGCATTGCCCCAAAAATTGTTGCTAAAAATTTGACTGCCGTAGTTATTGGCGGAAGAACTGTATTCAATCCAGTCATAAGTGCTTCGCCAATGGGGACAAGTGCCTGATGCAGCGTGCGGAGATTTGCTTCCAGCATCTGTGCTGGGGTGGTAGACTGATTGTAAAAGTCTGTGGCTGCACCTGTGACATCTTTGTATGTATCCCCAACAGATGTCAGTGCGGTGATAAATTTCAGGCTGCCGTCTTCCGCCATTGTGCCAAACGCTGTTGTAGCAAGATTTAGCTTGTCTTGTTGTGTGGTGGCATTGCTAATATCGTTGACAATGCTGTCAATAACGTCCTTTTGTGTGCCGTTCCCATTCTTCCACGCTTCAAAAAACTGCTTGGTACGGTCAGAGTAGGAATCCAGGTTTCTTTCGATTGTGCCGTCTGCAATGCGGTTTGTAACCTCGTTGATTGCGTCATTGACCTTATCCAGGTTGTATGCGCCATTGTCAAGGCCATTGTTCAGCAGCTGGAAATACTCACCTGCGGAATATCCTGCCTGTGCAAACTTCCCGGCATATTCAGACAGATTATCGCCTAGTTCATCTGTCTTGTCCAGTCCATTTTGTGTGCCTTTGACCACATAGTCAAGAGCCTCAGCTGATGTCAAGCCAAACTGCTCCATTAGGCTGTTGACACCACGCATGGTTTCTGACAGGTCAATTCCATAGGATTCTTCCAGTGTGGTTCCGATCTCAGTCAGATGTGTAAGGTCTGCCTTGGACAGATCTTCAAAGTTTTTCTTAACCGTAATCACAGAGTCAGCCACGGTGTCCATGCTGTCACCAACACCATTGCCGTATACATCTTGGATAATGTCTGCTGTTTCTTCTGCTGCCGTTCCTGTTTCTCCAAAGTAGGATACCACTTTTCTGGTGGCATTTTCCGTTTCATTGAATTCGTCCATAGACGCTTTGCCAATTTCCACGATCTTGTCAGCCACACCGGACAGCTTTTCAGATGCATCCATAAACGCACTGCTTTTCAGCGCTTCTCCAGCTTCGTCAATGCTTTCCTGCATCTTGTCTGCGGCATCTGCCATGTCCTGCATACTGTCTGCTGCCGGCTCTGCGGCATTATCCATTTCTGATATGCTCTGTGCAGCACGTTCTGCGGATTGCTCCACATCACGCATATCCTCTGTAATTTCAGTGACACCGCTGCCACTGTCCAGATTCCGCAGATCATCTTTCAGCTTTTCCAGAGATTTCGTTGTCTGAATAATTTCACGCTGCATGGCGTTTTGCTGATCTGTATTGTCTACACCTTTTGCCGCCTGCTCTTTCAGCTGTGCAAGAACTTCTTTTTGCTTTTCCAGCTTTTCTGCGGTTTGTTCTGTCATTTCACCCAGATACCGCTGTTTTTGTGCAATGAGTTCCATATTGCCGGGATCCAGTTTCAGCAGCTTGTTGACATCGTTCAGCTGTGACTGCGTAGATCGCAGGCTTTTTCCAATGTCAGACAACGATTTCATCAAACCAGATGCATCACCGTCCAGTTCAATTGTAATGCCACGAATCTTTTGATTTCCGTTTCCTGCCATGATTTCACCTCCTAAAAAGCATCAAAGTCTGCCTGCACCGCAAGGCTAGGATAATCGTAAGAATCGTTCAAGGATTCTATTATCATATCACTCACCATGCCGATGGTCAGCAGACTTAGATCTGTCATATGCAGTCCCATTTGCGTACACCGCAGGAGAAACAATGCGGTATTTATTTCTCGGTCAATGGGTCGTTCTTTTTTTTTACTTCTGAGGTGGACTTTGTGTTGATTCCCCACAGTTCCATGATCTGCGGCAGAATCTGCACCATGGACGTTACGCCAAACTGTGCAAGCCAATCCTCAATATTGTCCGGTGTATGTTCCTTGTCGGCATGATATGCCATGATATATGCCATGTTTTCCAATACTTCCGTATCCATGCTGCTGATGTCCAGCTGCTCTTGAATTTCCTCCACTTCCTGTTCGGCAAGTTCTTTCGGTTTTGCATTCGGTGCGATTTTCCGCATCAGACTGCCCATATCTGCAAATACGTCACGCCCGAAGTGGATACGATACAGACGGGGGATAGACGCATCTGCACGGAACAGTACCGGAATACCATCAATCATGATTTCCTTGGTCATGCCCTTATCAATTTTTACATTCATTCTGTCGTCTGTACCTCCGTGGTTGTGTCGGGCATGTATACTTTGCCAAACCAGCCATTGTATACGTCAGCAGTGGTTTCAGAACCGGAACGGCACTTTACCAATCCGTTCGGCAGCGGTGTTGCAGACAATTTCAGCGTATCTGTCTGCGGTGTCTTTGTGGCTTCTGTGGTCTTGCCTGCCACAGACGGACGGGAAGCACTGCAATTGTACAGCCAGTGTCGGATGTGCTTACGGTCGCCCTTGAACTGGAATCCAAGTGCAAACTCTTCCAGCTGTGCATCAGCATTCTCGATCAGCACGCCATTCTTGTCCTTGGTCTGATTCAGGATGTCTGTAGCAAATGACTCCGGAATCATTGCAATTTCCAGATCACCATCATAGCCGTTGTTGTTATTGATAACGAAATACACGCCGTCATCTGCGTAGAAGTTCTCCGGTTCGCCGTTGGCATCCATGGACAGGTTGACAGCACCCGGAATTTTGACCGGTGTTGCATAGGTGATTTCTCCTGCTTCGCTCACTGTCTTTTTGGCGTAGACAACGTTTTCCAACCCGTATTTCACTTTGTTTGGGGTATTGGTATTAGCCATTGATAATCAGCTCCGTTTCGTATGTGATTTCATACATCTTTTCCGATGCGATATAGGTTTCTTCCTTGGTGTACACAATGCCGTTCTGTTCCAGCACCTGTTCCACCATTGCTTCTGTTTGCAAGTCTTTTCTGTCGGTATACAAATCTATTTGCAGGGCAGTGATCTTCTGGTAAACGCTGTCGTCTGCAAGAAAATCATTCTGTTCCGGATAGTCAAACACGATCCACGGCAATTCCGGTACGTTTTCTTCGTCCCAGTGATGATAGGTGTACGGCAGACCAATTGCATCAAGCAAATCTTTGATAGATTCATAGGTCATGTGCCGTTCTCCAATCGCCGCTTTACGGTCTCTACAAATTCTTCAGTATACTCTGCTTCTGCCGGTCTGATATGTTCGATGCCGTCTACCATGCCGCCATTCCGCTTTGCGTGTCCGTATTCCAACAGGTGGGCAATCTGCGGCTTATTTTTGTTGTGGACAACTGCCGTCTTGATCAAACTGCCAGTTCCTCTGCGGTCTACCAGTTTGCACGTCCAGCCGTTTCGGTACGGTTTCCGCTTTGATCCGCCTTTCGGGGAACTTTTCCGCAGTGCCTTTGCACAGGCTTCGCCGGATTTTTCGGCTTCTTCGTTCAGCACCTTTACGGCATGATCGCCGTAGTCTGCCAGAATCTGTGCGATTTCATCAGCCACCTGTCCGTAGTTGACGCTGCCTTTCATATGGCTCATGGCTGCACACCGCCTTTCTTTTTGACATACAGTTCCAGTGTGTCGTTTTTCCCTTGGTACGTTCGGTATACGCTGTAGCGGCTGGCGTTGTACTCACAGACTGTTTCACCGGCATAGTCCGGTGCAAATACGGTGAACCGGTATTCCGGCTTAATACCGTTCCTGCCGGCTTCCAGCCACTCCATACCGGATACACTGGACACATTGCAGAATACTTGTCGCTTGGATTCGTCCTGCTGCTTTTGAATGCCGTCTGCACCCTTGGAGATACTCTGCCGGATCAGTGTCAGCACATCACTGCGATCCACTCGAATCCCTCCAATCTGTGTATCCGGTAGCCATGGACAGCTGTGCCTTTTGTTCATCGTAAGATGCTTTCAGTCGGTCGTAATCGTCCGGCTGTCCGAAATGCATCCGACAGTAGGTGACAATGGCACGACTGACCAGATGGTCTGTTTCTTCGGTTTCTGATACACCGGCAATGCCCAAATCCAGCTTTGCCGCTGCGATCAGATCTAGGATTTCATCGTCAAACGCATCGGTGCAGACACGCAGTGACAACTTTGCCTTATCCAGCATTGCCATGGTGCATCACTCCTTACTCGCCAGTAGTTTTGAATGTTACCTTGACAAATGCCTTTGGATTTTCCAGACCGGCATCAAACAGGGAATAACCGCCAACGACAGTGTTGAACGTCTTTGTTTCCTGCTGATTGGAGATGTACAGTTCCTCAAAGTTGTTCGCCAACAGACTGGACGGCACGCCGACATAAGCGGTGTTGTCCGCTACATTTTCATCGATCTTGACGGCTGCACCATAGATATAGCCTGCAATTTTAGGATCACCTGTCTGATCCGGCAGGAAGATCGGTCGCTTGTTTGCGTCCTGAATGCCAAACAAACCGTTCCACACGGTGTTGCTGTTGGCATAGACGCATCTTACGCCTTCTTCCTTTACCTTTGCCATAATACCACGAATTGCCGCATCATCGTATGCCTGATCGGTCAGCACATTGTCAGTATCAATGCCGTAGGTGGTGCTGTCCAGCTGTGTGATGCAGCGCTTGTCCTTTGCATTACCGATACGCCGTGCCAGATGTTCTGCGATCCATGTTTCAAATGCAGCAATAGACTGCCATGTCATCTTTCTGGTGATGACCAGATGCTTTTTGATCTCTACGCCGTCCAAAGACAGCTGATCCCATGTGTCCTGTTCGTCATCGTTTGCCACGCCTTCGGCAGTTTCTTTGGCATCACCCTGTTTGATAGACTTGATTCGGGGAATTGCAAACCCGCTTGTCATGCCGGACTTGGTAGCATCGGAATAGATTGCAGTAGACGACTGTACCAGGTCAACAATGCGGTTCATGATCTCTGTCGGGACAGGTGCAGCAGTGTTTGCAGTAGTCATGGTATATGCCGCACGTTCCTGCTTGGTCATTTCGCCCAGCAGATGTACACCGTCACGCACAGCCATGTTTTTCAGCCATGCTGTGCGGTATTCCGGGCTGCTGCAATTGTAGGACTGCTCAGGTGTGTCGGTGTTGTCTGCGGCAAATGCTCTGGTGACAGTGCCTTCTGTGCCTGCTGCGATACGGCTGCGGAGTGCTGCACGACGCTGTGCCTGTTTCCGCAGTTCGGTACGGCGTGCTTCCAGTGCGTCCACTTCGCTTGTCAGTGCGTCAATGTCGGCGCTCTCGGATTCCATCTCAGTGCGGATCGCCGCAATACGCTGCTCTACGCCATCAATAGTCAATACTCTGATTTCTTCCGGTGTCATATCTCATACCTCCATAAGTCTTAGTTTGAGTTCCAGTTTCTTTCGTTTGCGTATGTGATCCAGTGCTTTTTTGCGCTCCGCCGCAATCTCTCTGATTAATCCGTCAGAGATACTGCGTGCACTGATCTGTGTGGCATCATTGGCAGGGATAGACACTGCACTCACATCGTACAGTTTTCGGATTTTTGTGATAGTCCGTGTCACCGTGACGATGTTGTTTGCCTTGTCTTCCACATACTCTGTTTTTTGTTCGCCAACAACAAATCCAAACGACATCTTTGCCGTGTAGCCACCTTTGATTTCTTCGTACAGCTGTCCGCCGATCGTTGTGCCGGAAAGATCTGCTTTCACACGCAGACCGATGTTGTCCAGTGTCAGCTCTAGTGTGCTGTTTGACGTGCGTGCAAATACACGTCCTCTGTGGTCATATTGCATGATTACATCAGACATATCGCAGTCATCAAGCGCTTTGCTGTCGATCTGCTCATAGACCTTGTAGTCACCCCAATCATACAGCAAATATGGCTGGTCAAATGTCGTGGCATAGCCTTCTACAATTTTACTTGTATCTGCTGTAGGATCACTTCGGATTTCAAAATTCCGCATCATGCGGTATTCCCGTCCGGCACTGAGCCGCTGCATCAGCTGTTCCATTTCCTGTTCTGTCATTGTTCCACCTCGTCTTTCTGGTTTTCTTCGGCATCTTCCAGTTCCTCTGTGCACTTGTACTCGCCACGAATGGTGCGGACATCGCCGCCTTCCACTGGTGCTGCGTTGAATATCTCACGCACTTCATTGATAGAAAAGACACCTCTGTCCATCATCTGAGATGCCACTTTCAGCTTTTCTGTGGTGGACATATATTGCAACCGGTTAGATGTCAGCATGATGCCGTTCCCGTTTGTACGTTCCACAGGTGTGTAGACGCATTTCGTCATCACATCGGAAAACTGTATTGCAAACGGTTCTATGCAACCCTCGTAAAATGCCTGCCACGCATCGCCGTATGCCTTGCTTTGCAGCACATCTTCATTCACGCCAAAATAGCTGTATACGTTGTTCTGGATCTGTGCCGCCTGCTCTTTGTCTACCGTGTAGGACGTTTGGGACAGCTGCTTGATGTCGCTGTAGGTATTCGGGAACAGCAGGATTCCGCCGCCGTCCGCTTCAAAATTCTCCCGTGAGAATCGCTTTCGCTCTTTCGCAAGGTCTTCCGGTTTGGTGAAATTGTTGATTCTCGCCATGAACCGGTAGGTGTTGCTGTTCTTGACTGCTTCGGTGATCGCCTGATTCTGCAAGTGGATCAGCTCCATGGTCGGGGTCAGAGCCGCATTGCTGCTGCCGAAGAAATCGTCTTGATACTGAAATTTGGTCAGTATCCCACAGCTGAGAAGTTCCACCGCTGCTGTTTCACCGGATGAAAACCGATACCGCAGAAACGGTTCGCTGTGTACATCAATGATGCTGCACTGTGACGGAAGAACTGGATAGTATCCGGTGATTTCATCGTATGCTCCGAACACAGGGACAATAAACGCCGTATTCTGCATATCCAGAATGGTGGACAGGCGATAGAGAAACTGTCCCCACGTCTGCCACTCGTTTGGGCTTTGTTTCAGTCTTGTCCGCAGCTTGGGCTTTGCCGTGCCCATGATGTCTGCTTTCAGCTTGGAAATGTGCCTTGCCCGGACATCAATGGCAGACCGCACAAGTGCCGATTCGTATAGGCACCCGTGCCAGTTGGTGAATACCGGTGCATATCCGGTCAGCGTGCGGAAATACGATGCAGCTGCCGCAGTGGATTTCGATGGACGATTGCCCCATAATTTTTGAAACAGCCCCATGTACTCACGCTCCGTTCTGTAGCTGTATGCCGTATTGGTCGTAGTATTTCTGCCGGACAGTGAAGGCATCTGCCAGAGCCGCACAGCCGTCAATGTGTGCGTTAGCAGACAGCTTTACCAGTTTGCCCCGTCCTCGTTCGTTGTTCATTTTGATTGCTGCATTCAGCAGATGCAGCTTTAACAGGTCATTGTCACCGATGCAAATTTTTTTGTCCTTGAACAGTCCTTCCATTTCCAACAGCACCGGATAAAGGTTGTCACCCTGATACACATCATCGGTGCAGAAACCATACGTTTTCAAGTCCTGAATCAGATACTGTGCAGAATAGCGGTCGTATCCCACCATTAGCGGATAGATCTCATACTGTTCGATCATGTCGCACAGCCAACGGTAGCAGTCATGATAATCCACAAAGTTTTCGCCGGACAGTTCCAACAGTCCACGCTGCACATAGATCTGATAGGGGACACCGTCCCGTGCAGTGGCTTCCTCCAGCTTTTCCGGCGGCAGCCAGAACTTTGCAAACACATACAGCACACCGCCTTTTTCAATGACGATCGTTGCCGCTGTTAAGTCTGTGGTCTGTGACAAGTCTACGCCGGCAACGCAATAGCTGCCCCGGAAGTCTTCCAGATGCAGCGGCTTTCCGCAGGCGTGCTCCACCGCCGTTGCATTTAACCATGCCTGAGAACTGGACTGCTTGATGTTGCAGTATTTCGTAAGAAATTCCGCTTTCTTGGACAAGCTGCCCTCTGCAACTGCGATTTCTTCCAGCATATAATCTACTGAAACAGATACACCCAGATTCGGGTTAGATTTTCGCAGTTCGTTGATGTCGTTCCACTTCTCAATGTCATCGATCATGTACAGCAGGGGAAACAGCCGTTTTTCCTTGCTGTCACCTTTCAGAAATCGGGTACACCGCTTGATCAGTTCATCATAAATGCCGTCATTGACGTATCCGGAAGTAGAGCAGCTCAGCAACAACGGCTGCCGTCTGGCTCCCAGTGCCGATTTCATGACCTCATACTGTTTCAGTCCGGCATCTCCCACCCAGCTTGCAATCTCATCACAGATGACCAGATGCGGATTGAATCCATCAGACTTCTTAGCGTTAAATGCAATTTTCTTGACGCTGCTGTTGGTGGATTCCACATAGTAGTCAGACTTACGCCGCTTGATTAGATCCATTAGTTCCGGTTCGCTGGAAATGGTTTGCCAAATATCGTGATAGACAATATCTGCCTGATCCAGCTTGGGAGCAACGCAAAATATACGGGCACCATATTCGCCGTCCATGAATAGACAGTACACAGCAATGCCGGATAAAAACAGTGTCTTGCCGTTTTTCCGCCCGACAACAATCGGGACTTCCCGAAACTGCCGGTTGCCATTGTGATCCAGAATGCCGAAGATGACCGAAACGCAGGCACGCTGCCACAGTTCCAGCCGGAGCAGCTGCGGTGCAAGTGAACCCTCGCTGTGGTGGCAGAAACTTTCAATGAACCGAATCGCACGAGAAGCTTTCTTTTGGTCAAAGGTAAACTCGCCGCTTTCCAATCCATGTATCACATAGCGATATGCCAGCCGTACCCATTCGCCAACCGGGATCGTGCCGTCTTCGATCTGCTGATAATAGGAGTAAATGTCATTCGTCATTTGTAAATGCGTCCAGCTTGGATTTCTTTTGTTCCGGCGGCAGCATCTTATCTAGCTTTTCAATGATCGTGGTGTAATTTTTCAGGGACGTGTTGTAGGCAGAAATTTCTGCACTGGCTTTCTTGCCGGATTGTGCCTTGCCGTTCTGGTAGGTGTCCACACACCCTTGACTGTTGATCTCGGTTTGCAGATCTTCCAGCGTGACTTTCAAGAACGCTGCATTCTGGATCAGCGGCGTGACGATCTCCAACTTGTTGGCAGGCAGGGCAGCATATAGTTTCAGCAGTCTTGCGTTTTCTTTTCGGATTCGGTTCTTTACGGTCACTTTCGGACATCTCCTTTCCGGACACACCCCTTACGCACGCATGGAGAGGAAAATTGACCTCCACCCATCGGTCTCCAAGAGGGTATCTCAAATTTCAGAATAGGGGGGACTACCAGCGAGCCGAAACGCTGCCGTCTGCATTGATGCGACAACGTTTGCCGCCGTGCAGTGCGGCATGACAGTCACGACAGACCAGCTGCAAGTTGTCCCAGCACAAGGACACAGCTGGATCATGGATATTGTCCGGTGTCAGATGCACCTTGTGGTGTACGATCACGCCGGCAGTGTGCAGCCCTCGTGCAAGGCAAGGTTCACACAGTCCGCCTACCGATGCGGCATACGCATCACGGCATTCACGCCATGCACGGGACTTGTAGAACGATTCTGCAAACGCCTGCATTGTAATCCTCCTAACACAAATACCGGCACGTTTCCGTACCGGTATCTTGGTTTCTATTCTCATTATACACAAAACAGGACTGCCATTCAATGACAGCAAGTGCCATTCAGTGACAACTTTTCCAAAGCGTCTGTGTGGCGGCGTAGTATCGTCCGGACAGAGTAGTGCATTTCCTCTGCGATCTGTTCCCAACTTTGGAATACGATGTATCGCCGAATCAGCACAGCTTCCAGTTCTGGATTGTTCAGAGCGGCAATGCAGCGTTTGATCTCTCGCTGTGTCTGCTGTACGACCTGCTCTGTCTGGGAACATTCTGTTTCTGTATACTTGCCGCACATCGTCATAGCTTCCAGCTTCTGCGTTTCGTGCAGGCAGCGTTGCAGCCATTCTTTTTTCTTTGCCTGTTCCTGTGTCATGGCTTCACCTCCGGCCTGCTCTTTGGGTGTAATCTTCATTGCTTCCTGCTTTCCTTGTGCATAACCCAATTCCAAACCACGAGAAAAATTTTTTTCCATTCTTTTTTCGTACTCTTCTTGGGTTAGATCACAGTAGTCAGCTGTGGCTGAGAAAACACAAAATAACGTTGTAAAGACAGTGATAATAATTATAATGGCTGTTTTCATTTTACCCCCTTCGATTGCGTTAAAATGTCACTGTCACATTCAGAACCGCTGCCGCAACCCAGTAGACAACTCGTCTGTAGTCCCTGTGCCACAGACACACTGCCGCTGCACCAACGTCTAGCAGGATCATGGCGATTGGCAGTATTTGCGTGGCGTTGATCTTTATCATTCTTTCACCTCAACAGTTCCCGAAGTTTCGCAAATGGAGTCAAAAGCAACCATGCAATTCCGGTTACAATATCCCAGATCTGAAACAGCACATACAACGTGACTTCCCGGATAAATTGCAGGACAAACTTTCTCATACAAGAAACGCAATCCCTGTGGTTGTTCCAGATATGACGCAATTGCATCAAGAAAAATATCTGGTCTGCCGCATAGTAGCAAAACAACTTACGCTCAATCTGATACTGCTTGCCGCATATGGAACACCTCATTCGGATGTGGCTTGACATTACCATCATCTCACCCCCACAACAGTGCAGCTATCCCAAGTATCACAGTCGCCCCAAGCAGAGCAAGAGCCGCCTTGTTCCAGCCTGCTCTGCTCAGACATTTTGCAATCAGCAGTCCGCTCGGAATCAGCAGCACAAGGGTCAATGTCATCTGTCCCATACCGCATTCACCTCCGCACCATGATTTCTTCTGTTGTGGTCGGGTATGCTTCGGTTTCTCCGGAAAGCACAGCATTCAAGTGTTCTTTCGCAGTTTCATACCTTGTCCTTGCTGCCCGCACTCGCTGTTCTGCTTCATCGATCTTTCGGGCTGTGGGAAGCATGTCCTCGATCAGGCGGATTCCGCCAATTGCCCAGATCAGAGCAATGTCCGCATGTGTCACAATGCCGGGGTAAAAAATGTACACATAGTGGATCTTCTCAAATTCTTCTTCCGTGAACGGTTTGTCCGTCAGCCTTTTAAATTCTTCTTGCAGCATTTGCCTGCTCCTTTCTGCATATCTCGTTCGTAATATTCTGCCATGTATCTTCCGTAGCTTACGCCGTAGGCAGCTGCCTGTTTAATACACCAGTTCAGCGTGCCTTTCTGCGGTTTCTTTTTCGCCATGTCATTTCCTCCGTTTCTTGTACAGATCCCATTTTACTTTTCTGGCGGATTCTGCGAGAAATACGGTCGGGTCTGCAAGCTGCTCCTGCTTTCGATTCTCCCGTATCTTCTCACGCTGCTTTGCGTACCGGATATATCGGTCACACATACTATGGCAGCCGATTTCACGTTCCGGACAGTTCTTGCATGGTGCTGTCATGATTGTTCTCCTAGGTTGGTATTTTGCTTTTGATACGGTTTTGGCAGTGCTGCCCAGTAAAGCACCTCAAATGGCCGGGAACCCGGGTTTATACGCCACCCTTCGAACGCTGTCAAAAAACCGGAAGTTGTGTAGATCTCTTTTGACCTGCAATCCATTACAGTCAGCAGCAACAAACGATAGCTTGGCGGCGTAACTTCGTTGACATCAATCCATGTGATTGCTGCCAGATGTACTGTTACTTTTGATGCTGCCATGTTGTTTTCCTTTCATTCCATTTAATTCCGTATTCTCCGATATAACCTGTGTCTGGGTTTGCGTCTCCTGCTCCAATGACAAAGGGCATATTGATTTCATCCAATATGCAGTTTTCTTCGTGATAAATGTCATAATCTTCATGCAAATAATACTGCTGTACAAATTGCTTTCCGTATTTGTTTGTGTGCGTTTCTTTGTAAAAGACCATCTTTCTGCCGCAAAACGGGCACGGACTCAGTTTTTCACCTAGATTCTTTATTGATTTCTCGCCGTCTTCGTTTTCTATTTGCCGCTTGTTCCAGTCCAGACAAGCCCTATACTTATTCTCGAACCAATTTCCGCAGCTGTTGTGTACTCCACATTTGCTGCAAAACAGCTTGTAACAATGCTCAGGGTTAGGATCTTTGTCAATATTCGCAGTATCTGATATTTTCGGAACAGCACCGCATACTGCACACCGCATCAGATGTTCCACTAGTTTTCCCATGTTACCACCTTTCTTGTCCTTTTGGGCTTGATGCCATTGCTTCTGAAATATCCACGATTCGCACATACAGTCCGGGATGTTCCTTGTGCCAGATCTTTTCGATGTGTTCTCTGGCAACCAGGGCATCATCTTTCCAGTATCCCAGATCGGTCATGACATCCTTTAGCGCCTTGTCCAGATTGTCCGTGTCCGGTCGGGTGGTCTTATACTCGCCGTCAAAATGCGCCTTGCCCTTGTATGGAAACCGCCATGTGACATACAGTGCAACAGCTCCAGTCAGCGGATTCCTGGGCGTATACGGTGCAAGCACCAGCCGTAGCAGCTGCTTTGCTGCCTTTGCGTTCGCCGTTTCGTAGACAACGACTCTGCCATTTCGGACTGCATATTGCTTTTCCTGGGCTGTAGATCGTGGTGGATCGAATCGGATATCAAATTCCATTGTCATTCTCCTGCTCCATGTCAAAGATCAGCTGCCGCACAGCATCATCTTTGCCGCCCCACTGGCTTGCCATTGCGTTTGCAATTCCCAAAAATGTTTTTGCCCTGTCCTTTGCTTTTTTTACGCCACTTTTGTGCCAGCTGTCATTTTTCTTAATTTTTCTGTGATCGGTGCAGTTTACCCACCGGCCAGTTGGCGTAACAGGATTGCTTGGAATAAGCCTTGGCAATCCTTTTAGCCATAGGCAGGTTGTTTTAAGCCATGGATCGCCAAAAAAGCAGGGCTGTATGATCTGATCGTACTTCGGCAAGTTGAAAATCTTCATGGGTATCGGATTTTCAATTGCTATTTTTTCGCAATTTGCATGGTAAAAACGCATAAAAAACTCTGCGGCTTTGCAACCCTGCTCATACCGCTGTTGCTGTAGCACTCCGTTGATTCGCAACCGATTTCCGCCAGATTTGCTGAGATAAGTACACGGTGGGTGTGCTATCATCAAATCCCACTTGTCAATAAAATGCGTTTTGCCATCCAGTGTAACAATCACGATGTCATTTTCAAGCATTTGCTGAGCGTCTTCTACAACATGCCACTCCGGATGGCCACCGGAACACTCCTGCACGTCACAGCTGTACGCTTCGTGTCCTAGTGCTCTAAATGCGGTACACACTCTTTGGGATTCTTCACACGCAATCAATACTTTCATGCCGTCACCTCAATCTCCAATTCTTTTCGTCACTTCTCATTATTGCGAACAGATACCCGCCGCAGCGTTCCTTGATACGTCCTGCCAACGCCTTGTCTGCCGCGAGCAGGTCACGGAAGATACGTTCACTGGAAATAATTGTGACCATATTTCGAGTGTACCGTTCGTTCAGCAGCTCAAACGCAATGCTGATTTCTTTTGGATTTGTATCACTGACATTGCCGCCGATCGGCTTCAGGAAGTCGTCTATGTACAGCACTTGTGCCTGTGTCAGCTGCTGAAAACGTTCCTGTCTGGTAGCAAATTGGCTTAGATTGCGAAAAATTGTCTGCCACATCTCATACCGCACTTGCAGTCCTCTCTGGAGCAGGACACCACAGACAGCTGTACACAGATGCGTTTTGCCTGCTCCACTTTGCCCGCCGATATACAGCCATTGCGGACGGTTCTTTTCAGCATAGTGCATCACGTTTTCTTTCAGTGCAGTTTGCCAGTCTTCTTTGCACTGATATGCATCAAATGTTTTGGTGCGTATCGTTTCTGCCAGTCCGGACTGTGTGATGTTGGACTGATTCTGCCGGATCGCCATGCACTCACAGATACGGTGCATTTCTACGCCGTCCTGCAAGTAGGCGATGCTGCCCTTGTTCCGGCACTTAGGGCAATCATATCCGGTAAGGTTGCCCCGTGATTGATTGTACCAGTCACACCGCATCTTGTCATAGGATTCCGGTGTGATTCCGGCATCAGAATTTTGTTTCCCATCGATCTGTAACAGGTTCTGAATTGCTTCCATACTTTTCACCTCCACGGTTCCACTCACTCCGCTCCCACGTTCTCACGGCTGCTTTCCAGTCTTTCATGGGAGATTTCCCCACACGCCAGCCGTTGGATTCGTAGTAGTCGTAAAAGCGTTCTGCATCTACACCATTCTGCCTGCTCTGACAGTAAGCTCTGATTTCTTCCAAAGTCGGTTTCACAAATCGTTTTGCTTTGGGAGGGTGTGTGTCAGTCGGCTTGTCCGACTGTGCACCTGTACTCTCCCTCTTATCTACTCTTATCTTCTCTACTCTACTCTTCTCTACGTTACCTGTAACGGTGCAAGGTGTTTCTCCTGTGTTACATTGTAACAGTTCAGGTGTTTCTGCTGTACAGGGCAATGCAACAGTAACTTCTGCTTCCAGTTGCTCCTGCTTCTGTTTTTCACGGAATTTCCGTACTCTTTCCGCACTGCTGCTTTCTGAGCCAATGGCTTCACTGGCTTCCGGCATAAAGTAAACTGATTTACTTTTTTCGACCAGCTTTCCGGAACGCATCAGGAAACCAAGTGCCACTCTGACGTTTTCTTCATCTTCGTCCAGTGCAAGTGCCAGCTCGTCCGCAAAGTCGTTTTCGATGCCCTCAAAGTAGAGTTCGCCGCCTGTCTGAATGCTCATCAGCATCATTTTCAGATAGATGACCACATAGGTGTCACCGCCTGCAATCTTCCGCATTTTCTTCATGACCTTATCTCGAAAGAAGTCCTCTTTCAGTTTCAGCCAGTAATATCGTTTTGACATGATGATACCTCCTTTCGTTCTACCTTGCAGCCGTGTTCCTTTGTCCAGTCACAGCTGCTTTCCGGACAGATACTGCACAGCAGCATGGATTCACCGCAGAATGGGCAGTGCATGACATGTCCGTCCTGCTCCTCGTCCCAGTATACCGTGACTTCCTTGCCGCAGTGCGGGCATTCTTCGGTGACGAAATCCTGTTCACAATAGAAAGCCATTTCTTTTCCTCCTTCCTTGATTTATTTGTGGAAGTGCACTGATCTGCTCAATGCACCGGAAGCACCGGCACGGTGTATCGTGTAATCACGGGACGATATATAACCGTGCAGCTACAGGTAATAAGCCGCCTGTGGTCGCTGTTGCGTGTGTGCCAACGGATTCCGTTCGTTGTCTGACTGCCGGCAACTGGGCATGGCAGGGCGTTCCGGAGCTGCACCGGAAGATGTGGGGTGATTATTCCCACATCATGACTGCATCGCCCGATATGCGGCGGGGTAC